TTAGACACCGCCTGTTCTCGTTTCGGCCTTTTCAAGCATCGTCATGGCGTCGTCTGCGAGGGCGACTTGGCTTGCTTCGCGGGTGTAGCGAGCAACCTCGTTGAGGCTGCGGTGGCCCAAGATCGCCGCGATTTGCTTCTCAGTGCAGCCCGCTTCGGCCAGCCTGCGGCCTGCTGCCTTACGTAGGCCGTGAGGGCTCTTGCCTTTGAGCCCGGCCGCCGCGCAGGCTTCACGGAAGAAGTTGCCGAAGCCCTCGACTGAGAACGCGGCGCCCTGGGTCGTTGTGAGATAGGTCAGATGATCGCCAGCGCCCGGGTGCAGGGCATCGTAAGCCGTGATTTCCTCATCCAGCTTGGCATGGATGCGGATTTTCAGGCGCTCAGCGGTTTTCTGCTGGGCAACGCTGATGCGGCCGTCCTTGACGTGCTGACGGCCCATCCGAACCACATCGGAGCGACGCTGGCCGGTGTAGAGGCACAGGGCGAAGGCAAGGCGCTCGCGGGTGCCTGCAGCCCAGCGCTTCTCGAACTGCAGGATCTGATCGTCCGACCAGCCCTTTATGCCTCGATCGCGTTTACGGGTGACTTCGGTTTCGGTGACCGGATTCTCTTCGCGCCAGCCCAGGCGGACGGCGAGGCGGAACACGCGGCGCAAGCGCTTGCGGAGATTGGCAGCTGCCTCAGGCGTATCGCCCATCGACATGAAGATAGCTTCCAGGTGGGGAGTCTGAACGCCCAGGGCGCTCTTGTCGCCGTGCTTGGCCCGGAAGCGGTCGAGCTGTCCCCGGTACGCTCGCTTGGTGCTGTCGGCCAGTTCTCTGAACTCTGGCGTCCGATAGTATTCGATGATGAGGGCGTTGATCGAGCGAGGCTGGATGCGCGCCCTGACTGTCGCGGCTACCGTCTCGGCGTTCGTGCGCGGCGCGCGGGCGTCAGCTTCTGCGTAGGCCGCCATAAACTCGGCTGTACCGGGCTCGCCGGGTAGGGCAACAGACGGCAGGCCGCGACGGCGGTAGTAGTACCGCATACGGCCGTGCCGGTCCTTGTACGCCTTCACATAGGCGATCTCGATTTTGGCCATGCCCGTCATTGCGGGAGAACAGAGTCCCACTCGTTCGTGCCCGCCCCAAATGGCGCCGCGACAACCGGCGGCTCTCCGAGGACGAGACGGAACCCTCCCTCTTTCGGGAAGTCAACGGCGGCGACCGGCTGGCCGGCCTTCTGCATAGCCATGATTGCGCGCTTGATGTCCGCGATGGTGAATGCAGCCTTGGTCGTCATTCCCACACGGTGTTCACGCCACGCCAGTTGGTGCCGGGCGATCTTGAGACGGACCCCATGTCCGAGTTCTTCGGGATGCCGAAGGAGTTCACCGTCGCGGGCGGCGCCACGGGGCAGGCCCGTATCCACCCTTCGCGGCTGACGACCTTCTACGGCGCCGAACTACCTGACCGTGACATAGCGTCCAGCGCCTTCGGCTGGGGCGACAGCGTGCTTGTGTCGGTCATGCCCGCGGTGAAGCAGGCAGAGAGCGCGTCGGCCAACATCAACAGCCTGATCTTCGAGGCCAACGTCGACGTCGTGTCGATCGAGGGCCTGGCCGAAATCCTCAAGATGGCTGGCGGCGAGGACAAGGTCCGCGATCTGCTGAAACTAAACCTGGACGCCAAGTCGAACCTTCGCGCCCTCGTTCTGGACGCCAAGAACACCTACGCCCGCAAGGCCGTAAGCTTCGCATCTCTGCCTGACCTGCTCGACCGCTACGACCAGCACGCCGCTGGCGCGGCAGATATTCCGATGACCCGCTTCATGGGCATGTCGCCGGGCGGCCTGAACAGCGCGGGCGAGAGCGATCTGCGCAACTATTACGACCGCATCGCCGCCGGGCAGACGCTGGAGATGGGGCCCGCTCTGACGCGGCTGGACGAGGCCCTGATTCGCTCGGCCACGGGCGCCCGCGACCCGGCCATCCACTACGACTGGAACCCGCTCTGGCAGCTGTCAGAGAAGGACAAGGCCGACATCTTCAAAACCAAGTCCGACGCCGCGCGCACCATCGCGGGCAATGGCGGAACGTCAGAGCCGCTCATGCCCATCGAGGCGCTGTCGGATGCCTTGGTCAACGAACTGGTCGAGGACGGCTCGCTGGCTGGGTTGGAAGCCGCCATTGAGGAGTACGGCAAGCTCGGGGAGCAGGACGGGCACGGGGCTGACGAGCTGGCTGCATCAGGGGCGAGCGAGCAGCCTTCCCAGCGCCGCGGCTAATCCAGGATCTATCCCGCCTTCCTCCTTCACGATGCCGTCCGGTGTCGAGCGGAACAACGCATTGAGAATAATCTGCTTATCCTCCGGATTGGCCGCTTCATTTTCTATCAGCGCCAGATAAGTCTCGGTCATGGTCGCGCGTTCATGGGCGTCGTGCCTAAGATGATGTTGGCTCAGGTACAGTTTCGTGAGCAGTCTTCCCACCCAGAACTGGATTCCCGCAGCGGATGCGAGACCCGCAGAAGCGATAATGTAGATGCCTGAGGGCAACGTCCCCCCCTTGGCCCGAGCGGCAAATTCGATCAGAGCCCACGCGCTCAGTCCGAAAAGCAGAACGATCGAAATGAATGCGGCAGGAAAGAACAACACCACTCGGTTGCGGGCTTTGTCTTCCGCCGTCTGGTGCTCCGAGGCCTTGTTCTTCCAATAGTCGACCGGTGCCGCCAAGCCCATCTGTTCACGATAGGCCATTTCAACAGCCCTGATACTCGCCTCTGAGTTTGCATGCCGATCGCGCCAGGTGCGGCTGGCCGCGCGGAGCTTTCGGCTCCTGCCAGCAGCCCATCGTTGCGCTACTTGCTGAGCTCTCGTTAAAATCGCCTTCCACTCCGCATCAGCAATGTCGGCGGCCTGCTGAGCTTCGTCTGCAATCTGTCGTACAGTCTTGCGTAAGTTTGCACGTTCTCGCCGAAGTTGTTCGCTAAACGCGGCGTGAGAAGCTGTAGCGGGCGAGACCAGCCACATTGCACCGGCCAGATCCTCGGGCGTGTGGGCCTCTGATAGCCCCACCCAGCCGGCTTTGAACCCTAAGGCAAATAACGCTGCGGAGGTGCCGGCCGCTTCTTTGGCATCGTCAAACAGGATGGCGAGGGGCGAGGCTGGGTGGACGAGATCGGAAGCGTTGTTGATCTGGTTAACGCCAGCTCTCAGTTGGTGGTTCTGCGCTTGTAAAGTCGCCAGTTGGCGCCGGATTATCCGAGAAGCGTTCAATATTCGGTCGCGTATTGAAGCGGCACCACCGTTGACCTGTTCCTCTCGGAGCCATCCCCAATAGGCATCATGGCGGTCCAAGACGTTCAAGACATCCGGCCATGTTGCAAAATCTTCCGGATCTAGCTTCTCGCTCTCCAGCGCTGACGACATTCAATTCTCCCTCCCAAACGCGCACCTGAGCCTTTTCCTCTGCTGATGTCAGCGGGAACGAAAGGCAAACGCGACCTGGCGACGAGGTTTTCAATGCAACTGTTCGATGCCGTTACCCTCGGCGAGCCTCGGCTCACGCGGGATGGATACCTCGTGGCCGACGCCAAGATCGCGCGCACGGGCATCCAGCTCTACACGGGCAAGGAAGTGGACCCGGAGAACAAGGCAGGGTTCCGGGACAAGGCCATCGTCCGCGTCTTCCGGCCTGAGAGCGAAGTCTTCTCGTCCGACGCCCTGGCCAGCTTCGCCCATCGGCCGGTGACCAACGACCACCCCGCCGAGGCGGTCTCCGCTACGAACTGGAAGGCGCACAGCGTCGGCATGACGGGCAATGAGATCGCCCGCGACGGCGACTTCATCCGCGTGCCCATGGTCGTGATGGACCAAGCCGCCATTGAGGACGTGAAGGCGGGCAAGCGCGAACTGTCCTGCGGCTACCAGAGCAAGATCGTCTTCGACGCCGGCACGACGCCCCAGGGCGAGGCCTACGACGCCATCCAGACAGACATCCGCGGCAACCACCTCGCCATCGTGGCGCGAGGCCGGGCCGGATCGGAATGCCGCATCGGGGACCAGGGCGCCCCCGAGACCGGCTCCCCCAAAGCGCCCAGCCACCATGGAGACCGTCGCATGACGCTCAAGACCATTATCGTGGACGGCCTCCCGGTCGAGACCACGGACGCGGGCGAGGCCGCGATCAACAAGCTGAAGGGGCTGCTGGATCAGTCCGCCAAGGCCCTCGAGACCGCGAACGCCAATCACGCCAAGGCCATCGCGGACAAGGACGCCGAACTGGCCAAGAAGGACGTCGAACTCGAAGAGACCAGGAAGAAGGTCGTCGAGGACGCCGCTCTGGACGCGCTGGTCGCTGACCGCGCCGCCGTCGTCACCAAGGCCAAGGCCCTGGATCCGAAGGTCGTCACCGACGGCAAGTCCATCGCCGAGATCAAGCGCGCGGTCCTGGGCGATGCGGTGAAGGACAAGTCCGAAGCCTACGTCGACGCTGCCTGGGACTTGAAGGTCGTGAACGCCAAGGACGACACCGTGCGTCACGCCATCCAGTCACAGGATCACTCCATCAACGCGAACGACGCCTGGAGCGACGCGGTCTTCGATCGCGCCGGCGTCGATCTGATCAAGAAGGGGGCCTAAGCCATGGCTCAACTCAACGAGAACCGCGGCACGGCCAACTTCATCGTGTCGGAAGCCAACGGCATGTACCGCTCGCGTGATGTCGGCACTGTTGCCGCGGGCGCCGCGCCCGGCCTGCTGGCCGGCACCATCCTCGGAAAGCTGACCGCGGGCGGCAACTTCGTCCGCTACGACCCGGCTGCTTCGACCGGCGCTGAAACGGTCGCGGGCATCCTGTTCGAGGCGGCCGTAGGCACGGTCAAGAAGACCATCGTCGTGCGCGATGCCGAATTGAACGGCGCGCACCTGATCTACCAAGCTGGGGCGGATGACGCTGCGAAGGCCACGGCCAACGCGGCGCTGAAAGCCCTCGGCATCATCGTCCGCTAAGGAGGGCAGACACCATGGCGTCCATGGACATCTTCAACTCGTCGGCCTTCTCGATGACTTCGCTCACCGGCGCGGTCAACAAGGTCGGCTACAAGCCCCAGCTGCTGGGCTCGCTGAACATCTTCGAGCCCATGCCAGTTCGCACCCGCACGGTCTTCGTGGACCGTCGCGAGGGCAAGCTGACACTGATTCCGTCGAGCCCGGTCGGTGCTCCGCCCAAGGAGCTGGTCGTGGACCCGCGCAATGCGGTGCCGCTGAAGACCACGCGTCTGGCCGAGGGCTTCACCCTCTACGCCGAGGAGATCCAGGGCATCCGCGCCTTCGGCTCCGAGACGGAGTTCGCCCAGGTCCAGGCCGAGTATCTGAAGCGCATGGCTTCGGTTCGCGACGACATGGACCTGACGCACGAGTTCCACCGCTTGGGCGCCCTGCAGGGCCTCCTGCTGGACGCGGACGGGACTACGGTGATCTACAACTACTTCACCGAGTTCGGCGTCACCGAAGCCCCGGCTATCGACTTCGACCTGGACAACGCCAATCCCGGCACTGGCGCGATCCGTCTGAAGACGGCCGAGGTCATCCGCTCCATGTCGCGTTCGGCCGGCGGCGCCTTCACGCCGGGCACTACCATCCACGCCCTCGTCGGCGATGCCTTCTACGACGCGCTGATCACGCATCCGGAAGTCGAGAAGACGTACCAGAACTGGGCGGCTGCTGCGGACCTGCGTCAGGATCGCACCTGGCAGGCGTTCACCTACGGCGGGATCACCTGGCACAACTACCGGGGTACGGACGACAACTCGACCGTCGCCATCGATCCGGACGAGGCCAAGTTCTTCCCGGTCGGCGCCAAGGATGTCTTCAAGAAGGCCATGGCTCCGGCGGAGTTCGGCCCGTACGTGAACACGCTGGGCCAGGACACCTACGCCATGAACATCCCTGACCGGGACCGTCAGGCGTGGACCCGCGGCGAGCTGTACAGCTACCCGCTGTACTTCTGCCAACGTCCGGACGTGCTGCGTAAGGGGGTGAAGTGATGGCTGACTTCTTCGGAGGGGCTTGGGTCGATGACAACTACCCGACCCTCGGCGATTACACATTCTCCACGGCTCCCGGTTCCTTCCGGTATTTCGACGTAGCCATTGAGGCGGGGGCGCCTTTCGTCGTCAGCATCGAGGGCGCCTCAGGCAACGGGTCTCGGGTGCAAGTCGAGTATCACGGCGCCAGCGGATACATTGCAGATAGCGGTATAGACCTTCGGGCGTTCACCTGGGGGCAGCGGGTCGAGGCGACCTTCGCTGCCCCAGTCGGGTTGGGAATCACGAAAGCGCGGGTGCTTCTTCAGAACTTCACGACTGCTTCCTGGGCGAGGGCGATGCTTCAGCCCGGCAGCATCAGCACCAGCTATCGTGAAGACGCGGCCGTTTCGAGCCTTGGGGCTATGGTCACCGAACAGTCCCTCGCCATCGTCGATCTGGAGAACCAGCAAGCCATAGCTACCTGGCGCATCAAGTCGGAGGCGTCAGGCAGCAAGCCCGCAATCATCGAGGCTGTATCGGCTCTGGGGGGCGCGTATGTGGCCTTCGGCGCGGAGCAGATTTATTTCGGCGGCAATACCGTCTTCGACGATGCGACAGACACCTGGCAGACTGTCGAGGGATCGACCGTTTACGTCCGGGCGGATGGCGCGCCGTTCGGCGCCAATGCGAACCTACGGGAATGGTGGGGGCCGGTTGGCATTGCGCTCGGCGCCATGACGACAGCCAACGGGTACAGCGGTCGAATGACCACTGCTCCCTACAACTTCGACAACACCAGCGGGGTCGGCTTCCACGTGAAGTCGTCTCATATGTACATCAGCGCTTCACGTACGGGACCGGGCTCGGTCGGCACTGCCAACGTCACGGTTGAAGCGGTCGGGGCCGTGGGGCCGGTTGACTTCATTGTCTACCGCATGAGCGGGGATGCTTCGATCGAGGCTTTCCCTGTGCGGTCTACGGCTTCCACTGCGCCCTACAGGCACATTCTGTCTTTCGACACCAACCTGACCAATCAGACCAAGCGGGCCGTCTTCGGGTGCTCTGCCAGAGACGCGGCCGGGAACACGGGGAATGTCGTGATCGAGGTCGAGATTTTCTACAACGAGGAGTGAACCATGCAGCCGATGATCTATCTCGGTTTAGCCCTGTTTTTGGGCGTCATAGCCCTGATCTTCTGGGTGAACGCTCAAAGGTCTCCCCGCCATCGTGGCGGCGATGATCGAACGACCGGCTCCGGCCGTAGCGAACATAACTAGAGAAGGGCTGATAGCTATGACGCAAACAGACGCTGAAAAGCTTGCCGCCGCTGAAGCCGCCATGGCTGCCGCAGCGGAAGCCGCCAAGGCTGCTCGACTGCCGTCCGCGAACGCAGCCGTCTCCCTCCTTTCGGGGGAACAGTCGGTTGCCTTCTTGTCCGGATTGAAGGCCGCCATTGCCGATAGCGTGGACGACCTGCCGCGCCCGCTCGGAGCGCAGGGCGCCGAGGGCACGAAGCAGATGCTTCAGCGCATCGTCACGTCGATGGAGAGTGGTCTTTCCGCCGCCCAGGCGCGGGTCCAGTCATTGCAGCCGACGCCAGCGCCGGAGGCCCTGGCCGAGCCAGAAGCCTGACGAACCCGGTTCGCCTCGGGCGGGCCGTTTCATGACAATCGAAAGGGGAGGGCGGCGCATGACGCCATCTGTCTGGCTGGCCATGGCGAGCCTATGCGCGGGGCTGTTCGTCCAGGTGGCGGTCTTCGCCTTCATGCTGGGGCGTCTGTCCCAAAGGGTGACGACGCTGGAGCGGGACGGATCGGCGCTGCAAGGCATCCGTGACGCCGTGACCAAACTGACGGTCCAGATGGACACTGCGCAGGGCGATATCAGCCACATCAGCCGCGACGTGAGCGGCCTTCAGCGATCGCTCTCCAACATCGTCACTGACCGAGCGAGCAAGGCGATCGAACTGCCGGCGACGCCGCCGCGTCCGCGCCGTCGAGGAGCATCGACATGAGCCGCAAACCGCCCCGCTGGTGGCCGCAGGTGATCAACCTGCCGCGCACCACGACCATCCTCGCCCTCGGTTTCCTGGCCGGAAACCTGTTGTTCCTGCCGGTGATCGCCTGGCTGGGCGATATGGTTGCCGAGCGTTACGCCGATGCGGTCATGCTGGTGGCGTCCATGTTCAAGGACGGGATGCTGCTGATCCTGGGCTTCTACTTCGGGCGCAATCAGGCGTCAGAAGCTAACTAGAGCAGACGCTCGTTCCCGGTCAGGCGTTTGAAAAGGCTGTCGAGCGCCGCGAGCAGATATCCACCAAGTCCAGTCATATCAGGCCAACAAGCTGAGCCGGATTTGGTTGCGGCTGGCAGGGTGGCCGGTCCTTAGACCACGCCCGCAGTCCACAACGCGCCCATGATGCAGGCGAGGCTCATCACGCAGAGAGAAGCCTCAAACGGCGAGAGCCGCCAGGCTGAGCGATTGCGGTGCTTTCGTATGGGCATGACGGCCTCTCTGTTTCGAGGATGATCCGGAGGGCCAACAAAGAGGCGCCGCGTAAAGGCAGCGGCTCGCCGTAGAGGCCGCGCCACAGCGTATCCAGCGCCTGATCTGTTTCCCCCAGGGGTTCCATCGAATCACCCCGCCACAGACCGGGGCGGTCTGTCTTTAACAATTGAGGCATCGGCCGAACAACGGTCGTTTTTATGCCTCGCTCCTGAAAACTGAACTGGAGAATGACCATGCGAGGCTTCCAGGCCCGTGTTGCCAGCAAAGAGGCGGACCTCCTCGACTTGGATGGCTTGGCGTTAGACCTGCGCGCTGGCGTTCGCCTGATCAACTCAGAACACCTCAAGCGAGGTAATTCCCAAGGCCCCCTCATATCGAAACCGAGTATGTCGCAAGAACAACCTTCCAAGGATCATCCGAAAGGGTGACGCGCCGAAATCGGCCGCGCTGAACTGGGTGGTGAAACTCTTCTCAGATCCGCAAAGCAGCATGTCCGCCAAGTAGACCTTGGCTTCCGATTCGCCGGACACACCCACATTGCGGATGTTTGCATTAAATTGAGCGTGTGTGGGCACGAGGGACTGATCGATTAGGTTGATGTCAGCGCCTGTGTCGATCAGCGCCCAACATCGGCCTTCAAATGTCGCGACCTCGGCCGTGGCGACTGGCGTAAACGAATAGAGCAGTTCGACGCACGGCGGCGCTTTGATGTGATCGGCGCTAGGCACGCCCTGCGCGTCCAAGTGCGCCACAGGCACAGTCCAAGTTTTCTGCACTTCCCGACTCTCCCGGTCGCCGTCGAACGATCCAACAACCCAAACCGGAGACTAGCATGCTCGACGCACGTCGATTGCAGGGCCGCCTCGGCGTGCCCGCTGATGGCATCATCGGCGCCGGAACCCTGACGGCGCTGTTCGCGCGGATGGGCGCGCAGAAGCCGATTGCCGAGGAGCTAGGCCTCGCGGCCAACGTCCATTTCCGCACCTACGGCATCCTCGATAGCGGGCTGCGCCTGGCGCACTTCATGGGCCAGTGCGGTCATGAGAGCGGCGGTTTCCGTTACATGGAGGAGATCGCCAGCGGCGCCGCCTATGAGGGGGCGCGCGGACCTCGGCAACAACCAGCCGGGGCCTGTGGCGGAACGTGAGACGGCAGAGCGTTAATCGCGTCGCCTAAGCAGGCGTGAGCGATTGCCTGCCTGCTTTGCTGCATCGGTCACGCAATTGGCTCCACGTCGCCTTACCCTCTAGGCCAAACAAATCTGAACGCGTGTATCCTTCATGAAATAGCGCCTTGCGCACTTCACTAGGAATGCGGAAACGTCCGCTGTCGGCCAACTCGAAGGCGCGCTCAATAACTGGCTTCTGATTCATTATGAACCTCGTTTTCGGCCGATCCTGAACGAAGCGATCTTCGATGTGGTTGCAGTGCTATCTGGCGCTTACCCGCCTGCCGCCAGCCAATAAAGCACTCCGAAGATCGCGAGACACAGGGCGATCAGCACAGACTCCATCACCCAGCCGACGCGCCGGCGACGCTTCCTCTGCATGTCCTGCCCTCCAGTAACGCCGGTACCATCTGCAGAAATGACCAGGCTGTCCAGCCAGTGAGCGTCAGGGAGGCCGCCGCATCATGCAGCGGGCGCGTACCGCTAAAGTTCAGGCAGTTCGCCGTCGGTGCACAGTGAGCGCTCACGCCGCTCGTTTCCAGATGGGATCGGCGCGATGAGCCGCCAGTTCGATGTCCACACCGTAATCTCGGAGAATCTGGGCCGCGAGTTCGGTACATCCGAGTACAGGCAAAGTCTCCCCAAAATGCTGCATCCAAGCGTCAGCAACGATCTGCTCTTCTACCGATAGCATTCCTACTCCTACGCGCTGCCGCCCAGCCCATAAGCAGCGCTGAAACGGCGCTTTCTGTTCCTCACAATCTGAACTGGAGACCATCATGGCCTTTCGCCTTGGTGCGCAGTCGCGCGCCCGGCTCGCTGGCGTTCACCCGGATCTGATCGGCGTGGTCGAGCGCGCCATCCAGCTATCCACCGTCGACTTCTCGGTTCTGGAGGGTGTTCGCACCCAGCAGCGCCAGCGCGAGCTTTACGCGCAGGGACGCACGAAGCCCGGCAAGGTCGTCACCTGGACCCTGACCAGCAATCACTTCGTCAATCCTAAGACGGGCTATGGGCACGCAGTCGACCTGATCCCGTTCCCCGTGGACTGGGAAGGCCCGACCCGCTTTCCGAAGTTCGACGCCATCGCCAAAGCCATGTTCGCGGCGTCGAAAGAGCGCGGCGTCCGCATCCGCTGGGGCGCGGACTGGGACATGGACGGCAAACCGCGTGAGCGCGGCGAGACCGACAGCCCCCACTTCGAGCTGGTCCGATGAGCGCCCTCCTGACCACGGCGGCCGTCGTCGCGCGAGCGCTAGGCCGCGCTCTGGTCCCTTTCCTGCCGTGGATCGCAGCCGGCGTAATGGGCGCCGCCATCTGGCACTTCCTGCCCGGCGTCGGCCCGGCTGACCGGCTGGAGCGCGCCGCCCAGGAGGCGGCCGATTTGAAGCGCGCGGCTGGCGACTATGAGCGGGCCGCCCGCAACTGGAAGGCGCAGTTCGACGCCTCCGAAACCCTGCGCAAGCAGGAGACGTCAGCCGCCATCGAGGCCGTGGCCAGCGAGATCGATCGCTGCGCCGCGCGCGTCGCCGAAGCCCGTCAATCCTGCCGCGTCATCGAGCGCATCGTCACCAAGGAGCCGACCTACGATGAGAACCGTTGCCCTGTTCGTAGCCTCGTTGATCCTGACGAGCTGCGGCGCGCGCTCCAGCCTGCCGGTTGA